GGCGGGTCAAGAGTTGCAGCATTGATAAGGTCAAACGCATTTGATGCTACTCATAGCAATCTAACCATCTATGTGCCGGATTCACTTTTCACTAGCTATCAGTATTCGGTAAATTGGTCCTATTATTCCAGTAGAATCAAAAAGATTTCCGAGCTGAATGCGTGATTAACAATATATTAAGATAACAGATAGATCAATTATATACAATTATGGGAAGCGGAAGGGTCGCGCCCTATACGAGACGAAGGAGCCTATTTCTCCAGCCATATTATTTAATAACCTAAATAGGAGGATATTTTATATGAAATTAGATATTTTAGTTCCAATGTATAATGAAGAAAAAGAAGTTATTAAGCCTTTACTAGATAGTATTGCCATCCAACAAAATGTGGATTTTAATAATATCAATGTTATTATCTGTGTTGATGGCGGTGCAACTGAAATTCCAGAAGACTTTATTTCAAATTATCCATTCACAATTGAAGTTCATCACGAACCACATCGTGGTGTCTCCGCAACGCGTAATGCTTGTTTAGATTATTCAAAAGCAGATTATGTAATGTTTTGTGATTGTGATGATATGTTCTGCAACATTTGTGGCCTATGGATTATATTTAGAGAGATGAATATGCCAGATGGTTTTGACAGTATGGTATCTGTATTTATAGAGGAAACACGTAATCCAGAAACACATGAGGTTCTTTATATAAATCATGAAATGGATAGCACGTTTGTTCATGGAAAAATTCATCGTAGACAATACTTACTTGATAAAAATATAAGGTGGAACGATAAATTAACTATTCATGAAGATAGTTATTTTAACATCCTATGTCAAAACTTATCCACAAATGTAAAGCATTGCCCAATGCCATTTTATTTATGGAAATGGCGCGATGATAGTGTATGTAGACATGACCCAAAATATATATTAAAGACTTATAATAATATGCTTGATAGTAATGATGCATTAGTGGATGAATTCCTAAGTAGAGGTATGTCAGACAAAGCAATGTTCTACTCAGTAATGATTATATTTGATGCATATTACTTAATGAACAAAGAAGAATGGAAAAATCAAGAAAATCAAGAATATCGTTATAAAACTGAAAAACGTTTTGCTCAATACTTTAAAAAGCATAAAAGTAAATGGGATACAATGCCTATTAATGATAAAATGATGATTTCAAATCAAGTTCGTAGTAGAAGCGTTATGGAAGGTATGCGAATGGAAGCAATTACTATTGATGATTGGCTTGAACATATATTAAAATTATAATTAAATAGTTTCCAAACTAATGGAGGCGATTAAAGATGCCAGCAATAATGACAAAACGTGGCAATCAAGATAATGTTGTCACCTACGAATTTGTCTGTGATACAACCGCAGATTTGAACGCAATAGAGCCCGAATATATAGTTATGGGCTCAGTTGCGATTATTATTCAAGGTGATAGCGGCTTTGAAGTATATATGGCAAATAGTAAGAAAGAATGGATTAATTTAGGAACACTTGGTGGCTCCAGCGCAAATAGCGGCCCAACTAGTAATGTAGTGGGCGAAGGCGCTGCGGGGTCTATGATAATACATGATGATATAACTAGTAATGAAGTAGGCACTGGCGCCGCGGGCCATATGATTATTCATGATGGTGATGCAACTATACCTACTGCTGATATAGGACAGGCCGATAGTATGGTCTTGTCTGCTTAAGGAGGGATTTTTATGAGTTATGAACCAACAACCTGGAAAGATGGCGATTTAGTTACTAGCGCCAAACTTAATAAAATTGAATAGGGTATTGCCGCGGGCGGCGGAGTTTTAGTGGTACATACAAATGATGAAGGAGTCTTAGACAAAACTTGGCAAGAGATTCATGATGCAGATGTTTGCTTTTTGAGTACAAGTAATGAAAGTATAAAACAATTTGCCTATATTGTTATGATTAGACAGGGAGACGATAATACTTATATTGTTTATTTCTTTAGTCCTAATGGAGATAACCCAATAACATTCATATCTTCTTCTCCCGATGACTACCCTACCATCCGAGAAGAACAATAGGGTAATGTGAGGTGAATAAAAATGAGTTACACACCAACAAATTGGAAAGACGGTGACCTAGTCACCAGTGCAAAACTTAATAAACTAGAACAAGGCGTAGCCGCAGGCGGGATTTAGGTTATACACGTTGATAATGAAAATGGCACCTTGGATAAAACTTGGTAGGAAATTTATGATGGAGGATTTGGAGTTATTGTTGGAGAAGATGGTGGAATGATATTTTATGAATAGATTCTAATGATTGGACAAATGAATTCATCAACATATGGAGTTACAACAGTAGCGTTCGATCCATCTGGACTAAAATAGCACTATTATATAGCTTCCTCTCCTGATGATTATCCTGTTTGGAGTTCCAAACCTTCAATTAACGATCCTTCTGAAGATGATAATACTCCGAATGTGATGTAATGTAAAATAAAAACCGAGGTGATACAAAATGAGCTATATACCAACAAATTGGAAGGCTGGCGATACAGTAACCAGCGCGAAACTTAATAAAATGGAACAAGGAATTGCGAATGTGGGCGGAGCGAATATACTCGTAGCGCATTGTACGATGAATGAGGGAGGCTCTTCCGTCCCAGGAGAACTCAGAGTAGCAAGTTCAAGTTCAGGTTCCGTTCCAAATGTTACATTAGACGTAACCTTAAGACAGATTATGAATGCGGATTTTACGATTGTTTAGATAAGTAATGGAGAAGAGGATATAGCCTATAATTGTATAACAGGAATACATTATTATAGTGAAGATTCTTATTATGGTATTCATATGGGGAATATTACTTTTTACGCCGAATCCGAAGATGATTATCCTGCAACGGATACTGGCTCTGATTCTGATGATAGCGGTGATACTCCAATATATACCTAACCCGCTCACTTAACAAAATAACAGGAGGTGTCCTCCAATGGATATACTAGATATTATGATAGCAAAAGCTATGACTCCACAAGGTAAAACTGATACTTATGTAGCAAAAGCTAACGCGGCTGCCGCTAAAGCAGAAAAAGCAGAACAAGATGCTGCGGCCGCAATATCTCTCGTAAATGATGCCGCGGAAGATATTGAAAATAAAGTTTCCTCTGCGGAAACATTACTAGAAACGGCACAAAACACAATGGAAGTATTACAGGCAGAGCAGTTAGATACGGAAGATGTTCAAGCCGAAATTAAAAAGTTAGACGTCTCTATTAACACAGTTAGCGACTCAGGCGCGAATGTTATTCAAGCGGTAACAACCTATCCAGATAATACTTCCGAGACAGAAAATATAACTAAATTATATAAATCTACTGGAACAAATGAGGACGGGACTATGACATAGAAAGCAATTAGTGAGAAGCTAAACTTTGGCGCACAAAATGTAGGTAAGTTCATTACTGTTGATGCCGAAGGTAATATGCAGGCTACAGTAGCTTCTGTGCCCTCTAATCCTTCATCTGATACTCCAATCTCTGAAACAACTGATATCGTAGGATTAGAAATTGACTATGAAAACAAGTCTTATGAACGTTTATCTGACGCAGTTGGCCTAGAACAAGGTGAAGCCTTCAACCGTTTCAAGATGTACGGCGGACGTATGCGTTGTAATGTAAATGATAATGGCGCGATTACAGCCTTCTATGGCGACCCGAACTATGATGAAACCGGTGTAAATGGTCAAGTAATGGTATATCAGCCTAAATTCTACTATAAACGTATGATAGTTAAATCTGAAGCCGCGGACCGTGGACGTATTGTAAGAAAGGAACGTCTTTATTTATCTGACTCCGCGCGCGATGGATTTAAACTCCATCCAGCTTTCATTTCTGGGGATACTACATTAGATTATGTCTTACTTCCAGCATATGATGGCGCGTTAGAGAATGATAAATTAGTTTCTATTAGTGGCGTTCAGCCAATTGCTAATATTTCTATTACTGCCGCAGAAAACTATGCTAAGGCACGTGGTGCGGGTTGGCACATCAGCACTCTCGCAATTGAAAGTGCAATGCAGATGCTACAAATGGTTGAATATGGAAATATGAATGGCTAGCTCGCATTAGAACAAGGTATTTCTAACTTCCTTAATCCACCAACAAATGTAAATTATTCTTCTATTACAGGTTCTACGGCTTCCTTAGGTAATGCCACTGGGCACGCAGAATCTACCGACAATACAGTATTTGGCGCTCAAACAGAAGCAGGTAAGCGCGCAATTAGCTATCGTGGCAGCGAGAATCCTTGGGGTAACCTCTGGCGCTTTGTTGGTGATGTTATCATTCACGGCGATAAAAATTCTCACGGTGGTCAGCCATACGTCTGTACTGACTTTAATTATAGCGGTACAACCATTGGCAACAATTATGAACCAGTTGGTTTTGACCTACCAAATGATTCTTCTTGGATTTCTGCTATGGGTTATGGTGATGCTAAATATGACTGGGTATATATGCCAGCTGAAACTAAGGGCAATAGCGCGGTACCAGTAGGCGATAGCCTATGGGTTAATGCCTCTTCTTCCTACAATACAATTGTAGGTATTGGCGGCAGTGCAGTATAGGGCGCGAGCAATGGTATGTTCTATTATGCTTGCGATAGGAATGAGCAGGACGGCACAAAATTATCCTATGGCGCAAATCTAATTTTCATTCCAACTAAAAATGCTGTATATGATGGAAATTATGCTGCTTGGTTAAGAAAAATGGGAGGTTGATTATTATGATTAGTTATGGTAAATAGTTTAGCGCGCAAATGCCTAACGATATAGAAGTTACCGCAACATCAGTATTTGTAGCAACAAATATTCAGCCCTACCAACAGACTAATGATGAACACGAAGAGGTTGGTTATACTTACGATTTAGTTGGCTATACCAAAGATGAATATATTCATCTAATGGCTACAACCAACGCAGAATTACAAACCGAACTGTTAAATACTCAAATGGCGCTATGCGAAATCTATGAATTACTAGAAGGAGGGGAATAATATGAATCCTATGGTACCGGTTTATGCTAATTTAATAATACACGGGCTTAAAACCTTAGAGCAAGTCCCCGCAAGATTACGTTTAGCAGTAGAATCATATATTGCTTCTCTAAATATTTGACATTTTATTATAATGTATGATATAATAAAAGAAAAAGGAGGTAATATGAATGAATATTACTCAAATTTTACTAGGAATTATTCTTATTTTAGCCGGAGTTGTTAGTATTTTTGTAATTCCTTATCTTAAAACTCATATGACTTCTGAATAGATTTCTATTCTATCTGGCATTGCGCAAACGGTTGTATATGCCGCAGAGAAGATTTTCGGCGCAAAGATGGGTAAAGATAAGCTAGCGTATGCACTTAATATGGCAAAGTCTTTGCTTGAAAAGAAGGGACTTACATTTGATGAGGATGTAATCCGTGCCGCAATTGAGGCTCAGGTGCAGCAGCTAGGATTTGATAAGACGGCGGCAGAAACTAGTCCAGTAATTGTTGAAATTCCTAAAGTGGAGGCTCCTGCTCAGTGAGAATGTTTGTAAAAACTCCCAATCATGGGACTCTAAATTTGCGCGAGAAACCTAATGCTTCTGGCAAGGTGCTCGCGCAAATCCCCGATGGGGCTGAATTAGAGTGTACTATTGTTAACAATGATTGGGCACAAATTAAATATAATGGTTATAATGGTTATAGCAAGAGGGAATTTCTTTCCTCTGGCTCTGGCTCTATTACTAAGGAGAATCTTAAACGTATCTATGATTCATTATCAGATACGTTAAAACTAATAGATGAGGTATTAAAGAAATAATGGAAGAATTTGGATGTCCTTATTGTTGGGATGCTAATAAGAGAAAAGAAAAACCAGTGCTATGGTTTTTCGATGCCGCAAATAATTATCGAGAATGTGAGTACTGCCCTAAATGCGGCAGAAAGTATGGGGAGGAACCAGTAAATGAATAGTTGGAATCAACCACAGACTTAGAATAATATGACAGCGCAGTTTAACCCATATAGTTCTTGGAATTATTAGCCAAGAACTTTCAATCAGCCATTACCAACTTATCGCGCAGACCCTATACACGGAGAAAATGCAGCTTGGTAGTTCCCTATGGGGCCAAATAGTGAGATTTATTTACCAGATGCAGATAGAGATATTATTTGGTGGATTAGAACGGATTAGAATGGCAATAAGTCAGTAACACCTTTTGATGTAAAACCACATCAAGAACCAGCTCCTGTTGATACACAAGATTTAGCCGCAAGACTTGCGGCAGTGGAGGAATGGATAAATGGCAAGTCTAATAAGTCAAATGCGAAACGGACAAACAATGCGGCCACAGCCACAGCAACAGCCCCAGCAGTCGAACCTTAATGCATCTATTGAATAGGTTCGCGGTATGATGAATACGTTAAAAATGTCTTAGAATCGTGAACAAGCATTATATGCGATGATTCAACAGAATCCATAGTTTGCGCAAATTACTCAAATGATGAAGGCCGGTCCTGGGAACTTAGAGGGTTTAGCGAAGCAAATGGCTCAAGCTAATGGAATAGATTTGAATGAGTTAATTAAAAGATTATCTGCTTCTTAAAAAAAATAACCCTATTTTTATGAATTAGTTTATACATATAATATGTAAATGAGGTGTATTGTGGGGATTGAGGGCGCGAAAGCGCCCTCTTTTTCACTATTAAAGGAGGTGAGCAACGAATGGCAAGTGGCTCACAAAATAATACTAGCTATCAAGCATAGAAATGGACTAATCTACGAGCTTTTACTATTGGAAATACTAATAAAGATGTAGATGGCACGAGCAATATGTCTTGGAGCAAAGATGAGATATTAGGCGCGAGTACAGATGCTTACTTCCTAAGAGGAGATAAGGAATGGAGTAATATTCTTGTTGGTGCGTTAAATTTAAATGGTGATTTAAATTTATATACTAGTAGTGCAGATAGTCCTGATATCGTATGGTGGTATGCAGATAAAGGAGAAGAGTAGGCTAGAATATGGATGGCTAGTGGCAGTACTAGCATTTTTGCGCCACACTATAGATGTTATGCGTCTGATGGGACGTCATTATATTCTGGAAGTTTGGTTATAGGTGATGGTACCGGTATAACCAATGCTGCAAGCTTTAGAGATAAACTTAGTACATGGGCTCTTGTCTCTTCATCGTATAATACTTTTATGCCGCCAGATGGAACTACAAATAATTGGTATAAATTTGGTACTGCTGATGGGTATGGTATTTTACCAGCATTATCTGGCGGCGCAGAAAGTGGTCATTCATATATTGGTACCTCTAGTTGGTATTGGAAGTATTTATATGTAGATAGAGCATATATGGGAAAGATTACTATTCAATAGCCGGCAGCACACCGTGATAATGGTATAGTTGGCGAATATAATTATTAGAAAGCCGGTGCAATATGGTCTATGGGCGCTTCTTACTAGATAAAAGCAGATGGTTCAGGATTAGGAAGTTTGTATGGTGCAGCCTATGGATATGGAGGACAAGCTTATTTAGGAAGCAATACGTATGCTGGCGGCCATCAATTTTTATGGTGTGAAAATGGTGTAGTAAAAGTTGCTTTAGGACAGAATATTTGGACTGCTGGTAAGGTAACCGCGACTGGCGGATTTGTCGGTAATGTAACAGGAAATTGTAGTGGATCATCTGGTTCATGTACTGGTAATGCCGCGACAGCCAGTAAAGTTGGAGAATCTACATCATGGTTATATTTTCATCATAGTAATGAAGTAAATTTTGGTGGAACTAATACTTCTACAACCATTTATTTTGGCTATCGAGCAGTAGATAGTCGTGGAAAACCCACTGATTTTGTATTTGGTAGTGGTTCAGGTACTGCTAATGTTAAGGCTGCAAAAGTCTATAATGCAGTATGGAATGATTATGCAGAATATCGTTGTGGAGAAATAACTGAAGGCGGTTATTGTGTAATTGAAACTTCTAATGGTTTATTACAAAAGACTACAAAACGATTATAGCCTGCTTGTCATTTAACTTCAGATACCTGGGGTACAATTATGGGCGAAACTAAAGATGCTAAAACTCCTATTGCAGTTGCTGGTAGAGTGCTTGCTTATCCATATCGTGCAAGAGAACATTATCATTTAGGGGACGCGCTTTGCTCTGCCCCTGGAGGTACAGTTGATATAATGACTCGCGAAGAAATACGTGAATATCCTGAACGTATTGTAGGCATAGTAAGTGAAATTCCAAATTATGAAATATGGCATGCTGGTGCACAGGATGGGGATCATGAAATATAGGTAAATGGTCGTATCTGGATATACGTCCGCTAATAAAAAGTTAAATAATAAATAAGTGCAAATCTAAAAATTTGCACTTATTTTTTTTAACCACCTGTAAAAAATACTTATATTTCTTTCTTCCTTTTTCACTCTAATAATGGGAAGAGAAATTATTTAATATAAGTTGAACACATCATTCAAGTTATTTTAAGAAAACGATCGATCAAAATGCATATGCAAAATAACTACAACAAATAGGATGCTCATCAACATTATATTAAACAATTTTTACTACTAAATAAAATTTATAAATGAGGTGATCTCCATGGGCGAAAATGGCTTAACAGCATCTGATGTCGCTCTACTAAACAATGATGGAATGGGCGGCAATGGCTGGGGCGGAATGATTTGGCTCTTCGCTATCCTTGCAATGATGAACGGCGGCTTCGGTTTTGGTGGCGGCTATCGTCCACAGTATGCAACTCAGGACTTCGTACAGAATGGATTTAACTTCAATGACTTACAAGACCAGAATCGTGATATTATGCAGGCTATTAACTATGGCGCTTCTCAGTCCATAGCAACTACTAATCAGGTATATCATGACCTAATGAATGGTCTATCTGATAAGTACAATGAGCTACAGCGCGATATTGCTGGCTTAGCTATTGGTCAAGCAAATCAGCTCGCTCGCTTCAACGAATGTTGCTGTGAAACAAAGCAAGCCATTGCTCAGGTTAATTATGATGCCGCAATGCGCGATGCCGCAACCAATGCGAACTTCACTGCTCAGATTCAGGGTCTAAAAGATATGATTAAAGATGACAAGATGGAAGCAATGCAGAATCGCATCAACCAGCTTGAGCTTCAGAATCAACTACAGGGTGTAGTACGCTATCCCCAGGGTTGGACATATAACGCCGGAAATTCTCCTTTCTGTGGAGGATGTAACATGTAAGTGAGAGTGTATTAAGTACACCATTACAGATATATAGGACGTACTTGATATAGTACGTCCTCTTTTTTTATTATAAAAGGAGGAATGATTATGTTACAGGCTTATTCTAATAATATTGATGTCGCTGCTGGCGCGGCTTTCCCACTTAATAACGTAGTAGTAGACAAGGGGTGCGGCGAAACCCTAAGCGGCCCTGCAACTATCCAATTAAATAAACGTGGTATTTATCTTGTTGAAGTAGATGGATTTGCTACTCCTGATGCCGCAACTATGGTAAGCGCGCAGCTATATGTAAATGGTGTTCCTCAGCCACAGGCGATTAGTAGCTTTATGGGCACTGCGGTAACTGCTACCGATACCTTCGGTTTCAAAACCTTCGTTCGTGTAGCAGAAAATAATTGTAATTGCAATTGTTTTTCTTCTCCTACATTTATTCAGGTAATAAATGGTGAAACTGCAATATCTGATGTACATATAAATGTCGCAGTAACTCAGATTCGTTAATATATAGGCGGGTTTATCCCGCCTTTTCTTTTTTAAGGAGGAATCGCTATGACAGTAGAAGAGATTTTTAATAAGTTAGTTTCCCATATGGTAGAAGGTATTATG